AAAACAACATTAGTTAGAATCGATACTTCAATTTATTTGCGGCTTCAGGAGTATTTAAAAGGAAAAGTGCCTTTTAAGTCAGCAAGCTCGTTTATTGGAGAATTAGTGGAGAATGCTCTAATTTCGGATGCTCAGAATCGCCTCAGTGATGAGGAAGACGAGCAATGGGTATGAAACCATAGGCATATATTGGGGCTTTCTGTTCAGAGAGCCTCAGTAGCAATCCAGCGTTCAGACCGCCTTCCTACTCCGGATCCCTCATCTTTTAGACAAACAACCAGCCCAGCAGTCTGTAAATCATCCAGGACTTCTTTTCGGTGCTTACCATTGCGTAAAAATCTGGTAGCTTTATATAATTCTGTTGTCGAAATCCCTTTTGTATGTGAATCACGGATCAATCTTTCAATGCGTTTTGAAACTCTTTCAAATTCATTGTCTGCCAGGTTCTTATTAATTTCATTACAGGTCGTTTGTGTTAAAAACTTTATGAGCTCACAGCCATACTCTGCGTGTTCAGCTTCAATCTGGTATTTGTTATCACCAACGCAATTTATGAGTGCAATCTTTTTTGCATGTTCAGCAGTCCGTACCCACATGGATCCAAGTTGACCAGAATTATTAATCTTGTCGGTACAGTAATCTTCCAGATCTTCAAACTTCTTCCAGGCAGAGTCGGTGTATGTGATAACTTCAGGTTCTGGGGATCCAGTAACCTCAGTCATATCTCCGGAAACTTTACCTGGTTGGATACTCATGTTCTTAAAATACATTGCCCTATCAATAATCTTTTTCGGAAAATTTTTCAAAATCTTTCCTCTTTGCCTTTCAGGTCTATTGTATGGACTGCTGAAAATAGTAAACCTATTCAATGATCCATCTCGTATCTTGGAGCTGTTTCCGATTCCTTCCCAAAACGTCTCCGGAGTTGACGTTCCGTAGATGGAACAACATGGCTGGTCAATCTCAAATCGTTTCTCTTCCCTGCTTGCTTTGTCTTGTCCATAGTAAACTCCGGAGCTTGTATAGACTTCCATGAATGTGGTCATCACTTCCATGGCGTACTTTGGTGCATTCTCATTCATTATGGCTTTCATGAATAAGCCAAACTCATCAATCATAAATAGTGAGCTCGGCCTCCATGACAGGATCCGTTCAATAGCAGCCCTGGATGTAACCTTCTCAGCTCCAAAACATTCCAGATCCAGTCTTGCATCCAGATTCTTTATTATCGCCCTGGCAGATTCTTTTCCATGACCAGTTCGTGCCAGAGCTGCGATAAATAAATTGCTCCTGGTATTCTCTTCAGTACAGACTTTCCTTCCCATAAGAACTCCGGTATATGCTAGACTTGCAGATAAAGCTAAAATCGGCTGTCGGTACTTGGAGTTGTCAACAATAAAATCTGCAAGATCCCCAACGAATCCTGGCGGAGAGTAAAAGTCTTTATGTAGTAGAGATTCGGTTTCCTTCTTTACAGTCTTCGCTACTGTAGGTGCAGTCCAGGCTTTAGCTTCTTTCTTTGCCAGGGCTTTAAACTTTTTTAGACCATTACCTTCCTGGAGCCAGTCTGATATATCCCCTTTTTCCGGAATACCTGGGAGCTCAAGCCAGATTATTGATTTTGCAACCGGAGAAATTTTCGATGCCAGGAGGTGCATTCCTTCTTTCCCTGGTTTGTCGTTATCCGGCAAACAGGCAATGTTAGCCCCTTTAAACCAGGGTAGGTAATCATCTCTCCATTTCCCAGCTCCGCCAGGAAATGTCGTTGCAGTAAGTCCTAGCTCTGCCAGGTTATCACAATCTTTTTCTCCTTCCACCAGGAGGATAGTTTTCTTATCCTTAATTGCTTTTAGCATTTGAGGCAAACGATAGGGAACTCTAGTAACTCCTTCCAGGGAGTACCTACCATCCGGTCTTTGGGGGCGGAAATCTTTAGGCTCAAACCTAACAACATTCATTACATGATTGCTGTCCTTATCTTCGTATCTGTATGTAGCTTTAATTCGTTTGGGCATAGTCTTTTCTTCCTGGGCAAAGAATTGGGACTCTTCCATACCCAGGGCGGATATAATACTTTCAAAACTGCATCCGGCCTGACACTTTAGTAGTATCTTGTCCTTAGTGAATGATGCTGTTAAACTTGGGGATTTGTCTTCGTGGGCAGGGCAAAGGGCTTCAATGCCGTTTCCTGTCTTTTTTACTTTATTTAACTTTAAGCCAAAAAGGTTCCAGTTATCACTTAATTTTTCCATGAATTAGCCACACACTAATTTAATTCTATTAATTTACATTCGCCTATTGGTACACAATAAAATGGTTCCCCTTTTGGATACCTTGGGTTTGGGATTGACTCTTTCATATCATCATTCAGAATTTCCCCATTAACTTCCCAGGCTTTGTCGCAAAACTGGTTCAGTACCCAAAAAATAACTTTCTTGCCATTCGCCATATATCTTTTTTTCCGGTAAGGTATATGTAGAGTGTACCAGTTGACAGGCCAATCTTCTGTCCAACGATTCTTTATTTCAACTTCGTAATAAATTTCCTGGAAACATTTTATATCTGCACCGTGATCCTCCTGAACCAGCGTGTAAATATTATTTTTGTCCAGGTAGTTCCTTAACGCATCTTTCCCCTTTTGATCGTAGTTATCATAATGTTCCTGGTTAAATATTGGCATTTTTTAGGGCTATAAATTCGTCAAAAGTATACTTATTTGATTTCTCTTTATTACAATCTGTGCAACAGAGACATAAATTATCTGGATTCTGAAAATCGTCAAAAAGATCTGATAGAGGTATCTTGTGATCCAGTACCCAATCCCCATCCGGCTCTAATCTCTTCCGGCAGTAGGTACATGGGGCAGTCTGGTCTGAATGCCTCTGCTCCATGAACTTTGTGACATACGTAGCCCTGTTGTACCCACCCTTGCGTTTTCTAACTTTTCCCTGTTCTTTTTGCCGCTTATAAAAATTTGCCTCTTTACATTTAGGGCTACAGTATTTTTGTGTAGTTATGGCATTAGGATTCGGAGAATAATCTTCTCCACAATACTCACAGGTCTTCATGTGAGATGTGGATAGAGTTACCTCGTCCTACATAAATAAACGTAAGTAGGACAAGGCCAGAAACACCAGAGGCTACACCAGCAAGATATAGCCCCATGGCTGACATTAAAAGTTCGCTGCTAAAATGGAATATCATCCGTAACAGCTTCTGATGCAGGAACGTCCTGGTATGCCATATACTTAGTTATCTCATTTGAGTCAGCATACCCATCTGTTCCTTTTTTAACCTCAATATCTACTGCAAGGGGCTTATTCAGGAAAGACCTGGATTCGTTCAGTTTGAACTTCTCCAGTCCGATTGCTCTTGCCAGGGCAGCAATCTTTTTCTTACCCATCTCCACGGCAGTAGGGTTCTCATGTTTGAAAAGGAGGTTGTCGAATAACTTCCTGCCCTGACCGGATCCCTGTGTTACCAGAAATTCCAGGTGTAGCATCTCTCCATTTCGTTTTTTCGTTTCTCTGCAATCGCAGTAATCAATGGAAACATTATATGTTCCCCTAGCAAGCGGTTTGAAATCATCATCGACTTCCTGAACCGAGCTCACATCAAAATCATATTCACTCATTTTGTACCTTTTTGTGTTTACCTGTTTTGGCTGAATTGCCTTCTACCCTGGCTTCTGCCACGGCAGATAAAAATGCTTCCCAGGACAAATCAATTTCATCCGGAAGCGGAAGCCTGGTCTTACTTGCGTAGGAAGGATTATGTCCAAACTTAATAACCCTTCTGCCGGAAGTACCAGGTTTATACTTCGTTTCTCCAAACTTTTTTTGTTGCTGCACAGTGAAGACATCATGGCAAACCATGCCCAGGAAATCAGACCACTCAGCTATATAAGCAGCAGTATTTTTTTGGAGCTTGAGATTCCACATATCGTACTCTTCCAGGTTTGGATTGTTAATTTTGACAATCTGGGAGTGGCAGATAAAAACAATATTAAACCCTACCTGGCGCAGGTGCTCCATTGAATTTAAAAAATCTCTCCATTTATTCGATGCCATTTGGTAGCCAGCTCCCCATTTTATATCGGCAATATTATCTACATTCTTTTCTTTGCAGACTGAATCAATTATGGCTTTTTCTAAAAAATCCAGGCTGTCAATACATAAACAGGAATGTTGTTTCAGCAATTCCTTTGCATTCTTGTATATATATTTTGACGTTTCAGGCGTAGCCTCATACGGCTTCCCAACGAGATTGATCTGCTTGGCTTTTAAGAAACGCAGACCATCCTCGTAGTTGTAGTACAAAGCGTGCTTTTCCAGTAGGGACGATTTGCCAGTTCCATGATCTCCGAAAAGAGTTAATCTGAACGGATCCTGGGGCTGTAATGATTCTTCAATCTTTATTTCCATATATATTACTCTCCTTGTATGATTTTAAAGGTTCGATAGGTTGAGGTAGTTCCAAACCTATCCTCATGCCAGAGCTCCGGCATTTCTTTTTGCAGGGCTTTCGTATCGATCCCTGCTCGGCTTCCGTTCCTCCAGGTAACTATATCTTTAAATGTTCCTGGATCCACAGCTACAGAAGCAGATTTCATAATGTTTTGGATGTTCTTTTTGTTCTCATCTTTGCGTAGCTTGAGTAACTTCTCTTCCTGGGCAATCTCTTTCCCTTCTGCTACATAATGTAAAAACAGTGGGGTTGCTACAATGGACTCTTCCGTTTCATCCGCAAACGGAAATTGATAGAGTGCTTCGTCTGGAGTACGAGCTTCTGGACTAATTCCCTTGGCAACGTGATTTTCATGGAATGCCTTGACTTCCTCAATCTGTTCCTGGATCGCCTTCTCGTCCCTTTCAATTTTAAATACTCTGAAATCATTTCCTCCAATCAAAACGGCTAACCAGAAATACTTCCAGCCGGAGACATATAGATAATGGTTTATCTGGCATCGGTATTCAATAGGGATCCTTGGGTTCGGATCCATGTGTTCACTCCATTCCTTCTTCTTAAATTCGGAAGCAGTTTTGAACTCAACACCAACGTCCTCCCCCTGGATCTTTGCATCTATATGTGCCTGGGCCAGAGGCCAATCCTTCGATACCATAGTCCTGTTACACATTCGGATCTTGAGCCCCATCTTATCCGAAAACATTTTACCCACTGTTTTTTCCAGGTAAATTCCGGACTGGACATACGGATTTTCAGACAGGTCTTCTTCCTGGACTCTGCCTGTTAAAAAATCAAACGCATCAGTTCTATGTCCGTATCGTGAGAGTCCACGGATCTTTGAGATAATACTTCCGCCATACTTCCCCTGCCGTACTTGCGGATTTTGTTCAGGTTTTATCATTTTCCTCTCTGAGTTTTTTTATATTAGCCTGGTCATCAACAGCATCCTTAACCATCTCCTCTGCATCCTTAACAAACTCTTTTAAGTGGGGATCTGTAATGACCTTCTTTTGTAACTTCTTCATTTCATGCCTCCATTCCTTCAATGCTTTTTCGTAAAGGTAGTCAATTTCACCTTTCCAATCTTTTAACAAATCCGCCTTCATAAGTGGGGATAAGCCCTCAAAGAATGATTTAATTTTAACCTCACCTTCTCCGAAATTAAGATTTGCGTGACAGTTAATGGCGATCTTTTTCATTTTCTCACTCATTTGCACTCCTTTCCTGGCTTTCTTATTTCTGGTTTCTTTACTGTTGACAATCACTTGCATTAGTTTGAAATTTTTTAATTCTTCCTTCTCAGGAAAATTTATTACTTTCCCCATATTTTCTCCTTTCCGTAGCTTCATAAAATGAAGTTGATACTTCATAAAATGAAGCTATTATTTAATTAAATTTGTGATTGGTGTGATTTATGAACGGACAGCCTACACGCTCTTAATCAGCGATATTATATTTCCTGACCAAAACCTCCTCCTCACCCTGCCTTGGCTGTCCGAAATAGAGCAACTTCCATGTCGCTCATAAACTGTTATCTTCGATTGGTCTTTTAAATGTGATGACTTTTCCTGAAGCAGTAGCTTTTCTGAGAGCCTCTGCTTCCTGCCCTTTCTTAACCCTATTCCTGCTTGCTCTAGCCCAGGCATGGGTTTGACCCTTTGTCAGTCTGTGGCTCCCCTGCATCAGCCCATCAATATATTCACTCATCTTTGTTCTCCAGGATAATGTAACCTTCGTAACTCCAGTATTTCTTTGCTTCTAAATGCCAGATCCCTGAATCCTCCGGAACTAACGCATCCAGGCTTTTCACCATATTGTCTAAGTCAGGTCTTGATTGATGAGGCTTGCCATCCATCTTTGCTCTTTTTTTAAAAGACCAGGACTTTGGCATAGGTAGATGGAACTCCAGGTAGAGCTGATCCCCAGGAAAAAACTTTGCATCTAAACAGAGTTGTCGCATTTCGTTAGACCAGGTGCGGTATTTTTGAACACACGGCCTCGCTGGTTTTAACCAGCGATCCCTCCGTGTCTGCCTGGGTTTCGCTACAGGGGTAATATCAAAACGCATCAGCAGACTCCGAGAGTTTATCCAGTAAATCTATTTCGTAGCCGAATCCGAACATTGACTCAACTGACCATCCAGATAAGTTGTTTAGATTTACTTCAGGGGTTCTGCCGTTCAACTGAGGAGGTAATATTTCGATAGATCCTCCCATTTCTTTGAAGGTTTTGATCTGTTCCTGGTATTGAGAATTAGTGACAGGGAAATGTAGTTTTGCTCTTTTTGACTGGATTTTATCTGATGATAGCATTCTCCAGAATGGCTTCTTCTCCTGGTTCCTGGCAGCTTTATTCTCCCTTGCAATCTCTCGTTTCTTTTTGAGCTCCAGGAGTTGTCTGCAGACTGCGTTACAACATTTATGTGCTGGGCATCTCGGTATGAAATTATCTCCGCATAAAAGACAATTTCTTTTGGGTCTATATGGGTGTGATTTTCTGTATCGTTTTTTGTCCGATTCCACTTTCCAGATTCTGCAACAAGATTCTGAGCAAAACTTTTTTTTCGGTGATTTTAAAATTCTGCTGCAGACGTAACATTTCATCCCTGTTTCCTCCAGTATTCCTGCATATCTTTTTTAATATTATCGGACTCTGTTTTCTTCCTGCGTAGGACTGCTGATTTCTTGAGCTCCGGCCTCAGATCTTCTCTGAGTAGCCGTATCTGAGTTGCTAGGTTATTTACAGCATCAATGACTTCTTGCTCCATCATGCTGCATACTCATCTTCAAACAGTTCCTTCGTCAGTTCCTCGTTTGCTTCCTTGACCAACTGGTTTCCTGCTGCCATTACTTTTTCAAGTAACTCTTGATTCAATGCTCTGCAAACTGTTTGTTCAGATTCGTTAGCTAGATACGCTACAGATTTTAATGTGACTCCTGCCTTTTTCATCCTCCTCCGGAGAATGTTTATTTGATCCATACTCTCCTTTTTTTTTTATTTTATTGACATTATCCGTAAATGTTGTTATTTTTCTTGTAAAGCTAATTTCCTTAAGTAGGAAGGGGTTTCGCTTTGTTTATCGCTAACCATGTTGATAAGCCTACTAAACATGCTAGTAATTGTCAACATAAATTGATTAACTATATAACCAATTATGATGGAAAAAGATCAAGAAATAAAACGGAGGATTCTTGATGTTGTAGAAGTACATAAGGGAAATCAGTCTGATTTTGCTAGAGCAATAAATCTAAAGCCCAGCCATCTATCAATGATACTATCCTCTTCAACGACAGGACTTTCAGCAGCAGTGTTAAAATCTTTTGCTGATTATGGAGTAGACATGAATTGGCTGCTTACTGGTGAAGGAGAGATTATGAGGAATCGTACTCCTTCAAAGGAATATGAGAAACAAATCTCTGGGCTTGAGCAACAGCTCAGGGATGCTAACATTTTAATCAAGTACCTAGAAAGGTTTATTCGCAATGATAAAAGTTAAATGTATACTAAAGCTCGACAATCCATGTCCACGGAAATGGACTACATGGAAGCGGATGGAGGAGCACTTACAGAGAGAGGCAGAAGAAAAAGGAATGACTGTTCTAAAGGCTGAATATAATGAGGAAGAGAAAACAAAAACTGTTTACGGCATATACTGCGCTGTTGAGGACTTTTTCAACGCTGCAATGAAAATGCAAGCGTGTTGCCGAAAACATGGTTTGGAAGTATCGCTGCTTGAAAAAACAGTTTCTGCTGCACCTGAACTTGATGCAATAAATGAATATTTTGACAAGGAGAGAACATGAAACCAAAATTATTTCTTAATAAAAAACGAAAAGTGTATAGAGCTAATTTCAAAGAGCTTCAAGAGCCTGGGGAACGAGCTCCTTCATTTACTCTTTGTACTGAAGAATTTATGCTCTTTAAGCCTACTAAACGTGGGAAGGTTGCCAGGTCTGAAATTGAAAAGGTAAATCTTTCTTACGAACTTTACGATGAAATGCTTAAAAAGAAAAGAGCAGTAAAGGAAAGGAAGAAGGCTCTACCAAAGACAGATGCAGAAAAAAGGACTGTCTCAATGGCAATAGAGTTATACAGAACAAGAGTCCTGGACAATCCAGAATTGGGGAAGTCTCCCAATACTAAAAAATCCTTTGAAACTCATTTTACTTATTGGGAATCTGAAATCGGTGACATCCCCCTGGTAGAATTGACTCCAGAAAATATAATGGACTCCTGGACAAAACTTTCCAAGCCATGCCTGGGAGGTTCTCACAAGGGCTCTAAGAACAAACTTTCCAAAAGGAGTAATGCAACTCTTAATAGATACCTGGCTTCGCTTAGAGCAGCTCTTGGGCAAGCTAAGAAGAAACTCTGGAT